CAGATGGTTCGTTTTACGATACTAAATTGAGTGATGAAATGAATTTAGATTTTTTGACAGAGTTCTTATGTGGTGGTGCAGGTTTTATTTTGATTGATGCTACTTGTGGTCAGGTGTGTTTGAATAAGTCTGCAATTGTAAAAATTATTAAATTATGAAAATGCTTAAAGTAATAGCAGGGATATTGTTAATGCCGATATTCCTTGCTTTGTTTGTTTGGGATAGGATTGTTACTATTCCTTTGGTTTGGATTCCTACTTCTTCTTTGATGGATTGGTTTAGGGATAATCAGAAGATGACTAATAGTGTTATCAGAGGTGGTATAGTTGGATTAATAGTTATTTTGTTATGGTTCATATTTTAAAGTACGGAAAAGCGGAATTAAGGTATTTACGTAGAAAGTTTCGTGAGAACCATAGAGCAATTAATAATCGTAGAGCCTATATTAGGAATTTGTATAACGAGTTAAACGATATGAACTAATGGCGGATAGAAGACATCATGCAGTTGCTAATGATTGGGCGACTAAGTTTTACTTGACTAATGCTACTGGACATAAGTACCAATCAAGAAGATGTGTTTACTTGGCTATTGAAATGATGTTTCAGGCATTAGAGAATGAGGAGTTACCTTACTTTGAGTTTAAGGGTAAACCTGAGTTTTGGTTAGAATTTAAGAAGTATTGGGAAGATGCTCGTGCTTATATGATAAGTACAGAGAAATCATCAGGATTAAGTGCAGGTATTAACGATAAACACCCTAATACTAACAAGATTCAGGCTAACAGCAGGATTATTAAGGATTTTTGGGATATTACACCAAGAATTGCTGAATCAGGTAAGTTAAATCGTAATAAAAAGGCAAAAGAGTTAAGAGAAAAAGAAAAACTAAAAAAGAAGTATGCAGATGTATTAAGACATAAAAATGATATTGATTTGTCTGATAAAGGTGCAGGATTTCTTGGTTAAAATTAAAAGTATGAAAAAAGAAGTGTTAAAATGGGCGGACGACAAGGGTCTGTTGAAAGAAGAAAACAAGTTTGTACAGTTAGCGAAACTTTTAGAGGAATCAGGAGAGTTAGCAAAAGCAATTATCAAAGACGACAGAGTAGAGCAGATTGATGCTATTGGAGATTGTGTGATAGTTTTAACGATACTTGCTAAGCAATTGGACTTAGATATTGATTGGTGTACAGAAAAAGCGTTTAGCGTTATTAAACATAGAACTGGAGAACTAAGAAATGGATCATTTATAAAATCAGAGGACTTATGAGAAGATTAAAAAGAGGAGATGTAGTTGAGTTTATACAAAATTACAAAGATGTAGTTAAAAAAGGGGAAACTCATTTAGTTGACAAGGCTATGTACGTTGATGGTGTGTTACAATGTGTTTATATCAAAGGAGAAACTAACTATATCTATTTTGATGGTGGAGACTTTGAATGGTTTTGTAAACCATACGAAAATAAAAATGTAGAATGCAAAGTGGTGTATGAATATCTTAATGCTAAAAAACAAATGGAAAAAGAAATAAAAGAATACGATTATATAAACCCTAATCACTACAAACAAGGAGATAAAGAGGTTATAGAAATGATGGTAGATATTTGGGGTGCTGAAGATGTTGCGAAATATTGCTCAATGAATGCGTTTAAATACAGAATGCGTATGGGTTTTAAGCCTAATCAACCAGTAGAACAAGAGTTAAAGAAAGCTACGTGGTACGAAGACAAAGCAAAAGAGTTAAGAAATGAGCAAAAATAGACGAGAAAAGCGAAAATTGGCAAGATTATCAAAGAATCCTAACTATATTAAGCCTTACAACTATAAAGTAAGGCAACATAATGGAAAAATAAGAGAATTTAAGTTAAAAGACAGAAAAATTGAACTTGGATTAACTTTAGGAATAATTATAACAACTTTAGTATGGATTTCGATGATTTACACGAAATAGACGACTTGGACTTATCAGGAGGGGATTTTAACCTCTCCTTGTCGTTTGAAGAAGAAAATAAGGCTATAAACTCACAATTTGTAGTGATTTGTGAAAATGATGAGCAAGATGATTACATAAGACAAGTATTTAACTTAGGTGTTAGAACAAAATCAGGCAGAGGAAAGTACGAAACTAATGTAATTGATGCTGATAAACTGATAAAAATGCTGAAAAATGAAAGATAGACGAGTAAAAAGAGGTAAATATGTAAAAAGTGGAACAGTACCACCATTAGAGCCTTTATCTGAAGAAGCACAACAACTATTAATTTCTGATAACGAAAAAAAGAGATTGAGAAAGGAACAGAGGGAAGAAATGGAAATCTTAGACACCGAAGAAGTAAAACCGCAAGAAATCAAGAAAAAAGTAGGCTCGATTAAAGGTAAAAAGAATAGAAGCACAGTAGTTAGAGAAATATTAGACACTACTACTTATGGTAGAAATCCTTTAACTGGTACTGATGATCTTATTTCACAAGAATATAGAATTACACTTGCAGTATTGTCCAAGGCACTAAAAGGAGATGTAAATGCCTATAAAGCACTAATGGATAACGCATACAAACCTCATACACAAGAAGTTGACACTAAAATACAAACTATTGATTTAAGTCAATTTAGTTTTGATGAATTAAGAGGTTTCTTAAAAGACCAAGATGATTATTTACCACCAAACTTATTAACAGATGGAATTGGAACAAATGAACAGCCTACCTATCCAAGTGAGACAAGCACTGGAACTTCAAGTGAGGGCGACATTAGCGAGAGATGATTTTTGGGAGTTTTGTAAAATGTATGATAAGGATTTCTTTATAAAAAGACCTTTTCTACAGAAGATTGCTAAAGCCTTTATGTTAGTTGAACGTGGAGAAATTAAATCATTATCGGTATCATTACCACCAAGGGGTGGAAAATCATACATTACCTCACTATTTTGTGCTTGGGCATTAGGTAGAAATCCTACCGAATCAGTAATGCGTAATACTTGTACTGCTACACTATTCCAAAAGTTTTCTTATGATGTTAGACAGATAGTAAAATCAGAAAAGTTTGCTATGGTATTTCCCGATGTAGAACTTTCTTCTGATAAAGCCAATCTACAAGGTTGGAATACCAATAAATCAAGACAGGTAGGTTACTTTGGAGCAGGTGTAGGTGGTACTATTATTGGTTTTGGTGCTACTATGTTGGCTATTACCGATGACTTGTATCGTGGTATTGAAGATGCACTATCTGATGTAACTAACGACAGAATCCTACAATGGAAAGAAGGTACTCACGATTCACGACTTGAACGTAACTGTAAAAAGATTGATATAGGTACAAGATGGTCAACAAACGATGTTATAGGCAAGAATGTAACGAATAATGAGTATGACTTGTCAATTATTGTTCCTGCATTAGACGAATATGAAAAAAGTTTCTGTGAAGATGTAATGAGTACAGAACAATACTATGCTATACGTAAAAGAATCAATCCTGAAATATGGTCTGCTGAATATATGCAAGAACCAGTCGATTTAAAGGGTAGATTATTCTCTAACTTACGATTCATAGACAAAAGTGATTTCGATGCAATTAAACACAAGGCAAGTGGTTCTGTGGCTTATATTGATGTATCAGATGCAGGTAGCGACTTTACAGCAATGGCTGTTGCAACAATTATTGACAAAGTGGTTTATATTTCTGATTACGTATTCAACAAAGGTAACACCGATGTAACTATTCCAATATGTGCTGAAAGAATAAACCGACTAAACGTAGTGTATTGTAGAGTAGAATCCAACTCAATGGGTGCTGTATTCGGTAGATTACTCCAAACTAAAGCAAGAAGATGTAAAATACTAAAAGTACATAACACTCAAAATAAGATTACCAGGATCATTATGCAATCATCTACAATTATCAACTCATTTGTCTTTGTAAAGCACGATACTAACGAATACCATCAGTTTATGAGTAACCTATTAAGTTTCTCTAAAGAAGGTAAAAACCGCAATGATGATTCGCCCGATTGTCTTGCAGGTTTATCAATGTTTTTGAAATCTTTATTCAAAAAGTTGGAATTGTAAAGATTATTACTAATTTTGAAATGTTTTCCAATGGCTACTGCCTTTAATTGCTTTCTTTAAAATTTCCCCTCTAACAAAGAGGGGTTTTTTTATTTATAAACACCCTTTTTCAATCCCAAGAATACTTTCTTCTCATCATCAGATAAAGTAATACCTAATTCTTGTTCAATCTTAATTAATGCAGATGCTCTGTAGTCGAATCCCTGAGATTCTTGTAAGTAATCTTTTTGCAGGACAGGCAAATGTTCGTAGTCTGCTACTAATCTTAATCCTTCTTTTTCTAATCCTAATTGTTCACTAATGTTGTTATAGATATGCTCTGCTTCAGGAATAATAGTAGTAGTATACGCTAATCTTTCCCCATAATTCACGTTAGAATACGTTGAACCGCTTTCATTAGAGAAAATATAGTAGTTAAGACCAAAAGCATCTATAATCGCAAGTTTGTCTGCTTTAAGTTCGTCAAACAACATCAAGTCTTTTGTAGGGAATGACATTGGTGTCCATTTAACATCAGATTCAGAGATTATCAACTCATCTTTACTTCTATTGTACCAATCTCTTTGTATTTGTTCACGTTCTTCAGGAGACATAGGTAAAGCACCACCTAAATCAGAGTTTACTGCTGATAAGATACCAATAGCACCAATATTTTCTAAAAGCACGTTACGTTTGTTGTATTGAGCCTTAATATTAGATAATGGGTATTTTAAACTTTCTATTTTAGATACTGAATTTAAGATATTAACACCATCAGTTGTTTGAATGATAATAACTTCATCATTTGTTAATAACTCTTTGTTGTCTTCATTAAAATTATATACATAATCCTTGATTAATCCACCTTTTTCCATCTGTTTCAAGGAACGACCTGATGTATTAATCTGTACCTTGTGAGTAGCAAGTGGAACAAACAAATTAACTATTCCAAAACTTCTTTTTGGTGCGTAACACAATGCTGTAGAGTATAAACTATCATTAACTGATATTGAGTAGATTACATCTTGCCAAGATTGCATAGGATTAGGGTTTTTAATTAAATCAAGTACCCAATGTGATTCTACTTCTGATCCATCAGATTCTTTTACAAGTCTTGGCTTACCATTTGCTAACATTTGAGCCTTTTTATCTACAACTGTTCGTAATTCAGGTATTTCGATATATGCTTTGAATGGTTTTGAAGTGTCCATCCATATAGCAGTTTTCTTACCATAGAAGTCGTGTTGATAAGCACGAGTGGTATCAAATAGGTCGGAAATATTCCTAATAGGCTTTTTTATTTCAGTTCCAAAGAAAGCATTCCAAAAAGAAAGTGTACTCATAATAAATTTTTTATATTTTTGCAATATTAAAGAACAAATTTAATAAATATGAATAACAAAGTAAATTCGGCTTACAAAATAAAATCTCATTCGTTACAAGTTAAAGATGTAGATGCTTCTTCTCGTAAGGTTGCGATGTATCTTGCTCACTTCAATAACATAGATTCAGACAATGATATGATTGTTAAAGGTGCGTTTGCAAAGTCTTTACAAGAAAGAGGTGTAGATTCAAATTCTAACAGAAAAATTGCATTTTTAAGACATCACGACTGGAAGTGGCAAATTGGAAAGTTTATCGAATTAAAAGAAGATGAAAACGGTCTTTATGCTGTTGGAGAGTTGGGAACTTCTACATTAGGCAATGATGCTTTGTGTGATTACCAAGATGGTATCATTAAAGAGCATTCTATAGGATTTAGATACATTAAAGATAAATTAAAGTGGATTGATGATGAATCAATGCTAAGCAAAGGGTATTACCAAGTAAACGAGGTTGCACTTTGGGAAGGATCAGCAGTTACTTTTGGTGCTAATGAAATGACACCAGTATTAGAGGTAGGTAAATCATTAGAAAGTAAAGGAGAGATTATTACTTCTATTACTAACCAAATGGAAACTATCGTTAAAGCATTAGGTAATGGTAATCGTACAGATGAATCTTTATATTCACTTGAAATGCGACATAAATTCTTATCATCTCAATTAGCAGAGATTGCAGGAATGACTGTAGAGCAAACTGATGTAAAACAAAACCTAATAACTGAATTGAAATCCTTTGATTGGAGTACAGTATTTAATAACGTAAAATAAAGAGATATGGCTAAGAAAAAAATAGAAAAGGTAGTTTTAGACACTAAAGTTGCTAAAGTAGAGTTAGAAGTAAAGAATGAGCCTATTTTAGAGGTTGCTAAAGAAACTTTCGGATTAGATTTAGAAAAAACATATAGATTCTTATCTAATGGCAAAAGTCCTTACATAAAAGAAGGTCAAGAAGTATATGTAAGTGGAAGTATGGCAATTATGTTTATTGAAAGAGGTTATGGCAAAGTTCTTAACGATTAGTGATTTTACAAACAAATTTGAAGTAACGACTGGATTGTATCAAAACGATAAGATTCAGTCTTACTTGGATAGATACGAAGATGAATACCTTGTTAAGTTATTTGGTGTAGAATTGTATGATTTGTTTATTGCTGATTTAGATGTAAACAATGATCCGCAAGATGCTAAATTTATTCAAGTATTTGAACCTTTTAACTATCAGGAAGGATTCAGTCTATTAATTTCTCGTGGAATTAAAGATATGTTATTAGGATTCTTGTATTTTGAGTATATGAAGGATTTAGTGGTGCAGACTACAAGTGTAGGTGTGGTTAAACCTGAAGAACAAAATTCTAAAGTTGTTTCAGCACATACACCTATTTACCTTAAATACAACGAAAGCATTAAAACTTACAATGCTATACAAGAGTACATTTTATTAAATATGACAACGTACCCTGAATATAGGGGAAGACAAAAACAATACGCATACTGGCTATGAGAGATATTAGTGTTTTATTTGAAGAATTGGTTTCGCAGATTGATAGTACAATTACCATTAAAAGCAAAGTTGGTAATGTGTTTAACACTTGTGATACTAAATGGTTAAGAGTAGGTAAAAAAGTTTGGGGATTAACTTCTACAGATGTACTGAAACAAACTACTGTTAAAACACTAACAAAAGATACTTCATTTGAACTTAATGACAACACAATAGTAAAGGGGATATATATATCATCTCCTTTCGCTATTGTAGGTACAAAGATTGCTACTAACAACGAGTTTATTTTAAAGGGTAGAAATCTATTGGATAAGACACCTCTTATTTGGTTGTTAGAATCACACAACGAAAAAGTATATAATACAGAAGCAAGTTTGGAAAGAGATATAAAAATGAGGATCATCTTTCTTGACGAAACAAATGTAGCACAATACAAGACTACAGACCATAGACTACAAGTAGTAGAGCCAATGATTGCTTTACAAGAAGAATTTATAAAAGTTCTTAACAAAAAGCCAATTTACAAAACGTTAAAAGATTTCAATAGAAATGTATTTAGTAGATTTGGTGTCGAATCAGATAAAGGTGTAATACAGAATATCCTTGACGCTGATTTAAGTGGAATAGTAATTGAGTTTACGACTTCCAAGTACAAAGAACCGTGTAAATGTTAGTTCAGTCATAGAGCCGATTTAATAATCACTTAGTAACTAAACCCAACATAGGTCGAAAGATTTATCGTTTAATTATTAAATTTTATTAAAAATGGAAATGACTCCTGAACAAGTAGTTGAAAAAATCAACTCATTAATCGCTGAAAAAACAGCAAACTCTGTATCTAAAGATGAATTAGATGCATTTAAATCTCAACTTTCTACATTAGAAGGAAAATCAGATGTAACTGAAGTAAAATCTGCTATTGCTAAATTAGAAGGAATGGTAGAAGGAATGAAAGAAGCGAAAACAGAAAAGAAAAATGTTTTCAAGTCAATGGGAGAAGCAATTGCTGATGCTTTTGAAACTTCAATTGAAAAGATCACAGAAGTAAAAGAAAATGGTGGTTTAATTAACCTTGATGTGAAAGCAGTAGGTACAATGACTATCACTAACAACTACTCAGGTGGTACAGTTGCATTATCTCAATTAGAAGCAGGTGTTGCTCGTATTGCTCGTAGAATGCCTTTCTTGCGTCAATTAGTTAACACAGCAGGTACAACTTCAAAGTATATCACTTACTTACAGTCTAACGGACAAGAAGGTGGTGCAGGTATGACTGCTGAAGGTGCTGAAAAAACACAAGCAGATTTCAACTTGGTAGAAACTTCTGTAGAGGTTAAGAAAATCACTTCTTGGATTAAAGTATCTAAAGAAATGATTGCTGACTTACCATTTATGAGAAACGAAATCAACAACGAATTAATGGAATTGGTTGAGTTGAAATTAGATGAGCAAGTATTATCAGGTAATGGTTCAGGTCAAAACTTGACAGGTATCTTACAAAATGCTGTTGCTTGGTCTGCAGGTGGTTTCGCTTTATCTATCGCATCTCCTAACGAGTACGATGTATTAAGAGTTGCTATCTCTCAAATTCAAGGTAACTTGTTTAACCCTAACTACATTGTTTTACACCCTGAAGATGTAGCGAAAATGGAATTAAACAAAACTTCTACTGGAGAGTACACTTATGCTATGCATTATACTGCTGACGGAGTTGTTAGAGTTAAATCTATTCCTGTTATTGAAAACACAGGTATTACAGCAGGTACTTTCTTAGTTGGAGATTTCACTAAATCTAACTTACGTATCAGAGAAGATTTGAACATTCAAGTTGGTTATGTGAATGATGACTTTACTAAAAACTTAATGACAATCTTGTGTGAAGCAAGAGCGGTTCATTACGTTAAGTCTAACCACTACAATGCATTTGTTAAAGGTACTTTCTCTACTGCTAAAACAGCATTGTTATTACCTTAATTAATTGAGGGGTAACCAATCCCCTCTTATTTTTTTTATTCATCAAATACCAATAAATTATGTCATTAGGTTGTAAATGTGATTTAGGTTTATCTAATACTGGAAAACCAAACTGTGTAACATTACAAAGTGTTACTTCAAAATTAGTTCTTGTTCCTTTGAAGGATTCTACAGGTGCTAAAAACTATTTAGACTTGGCTACTACTATCAATGAAGCGACATTTACTGCATTGATTAACCAAGCAGATTCTTCTAAAAGATGGTTTCCTTTAGGATTGTTTGAAAACGTTGAAATGGCTAAAGCTGATTCTACATTTGAAGAAGCACCATCAGGGCGTAAAGTTTTCATCAAACAAGGTAAACGTTCATTCGCAGGAGAGTTATGGAATGAAACACCGCAGTTATTGGGTAAAATCCAAGACAACAGATGTGTTGATTTCGGTGTGTATGTAGTTGATGTTAACGGAAACTTGATTGGATCTAAAGTAGGTACTAAATTATACCCTATTCCAGTAGATAACGAATCTTTTGAAGCGAAATTAATGTTTGCTACAGATTCAACTGCTCAAAAGGTTATGGTAGCATTTGATTTCTACAGATTGTTTGACGAATCTTCTTTATGGTTGGTTACTTCTGATGAAGCATCTTTAGATTTCAACAACTTAGAAGGATTGTTAGATGTTAACTTGGCTATCGCTACAATTTCTGCTACAGGTGCTGTTGCTACATTGACTTTAGACTATGGTACTGCATTAAATGCAATCAAAGTTAAAGGTCTTCTTGTTGCTGATTTAGCATTGTTTAATGTTACTGATAATGCATCTGTAACTATTACTTCTGCTACTGAAGGTGCTGATGGTGTTTATACTTTGGTATTCCCATCTCAAACTTCTGCTGATGTGTTAAAATTGTCTTTAGATAAAGAAGGATATGTAGGTTTCTCTACATTTGTTATTCCTTAATAGATAACATATCATTTATAATTAGAGGGGTAGCGATTGTTACCTCTCTTTTTTTTACCTTTGTTTTATGAGTTTATTCGACAAGACAGCATTAGGCGAGAAATTTGCTAATTTAAAGCGATTACAGACTATTAATCTGTGGTTAGATAGTTTCGATTCAGAACTAAAAGAATTTGTCTTAAAACTTATCCAATACGACCAATTAATACAAAAAGGTATTAGAGATGATGGTAGTGTGATTGGTTATTACTCTGAATTGACAGAGCAGATTAATCCTATGAAAAAAGCAGGAACTCCATATACATTATTAGATACTGGAGAGTTTTTTAACAGTATGTTTGTTGATGTATTAAATGATGGGTTTGTAGTAGATGCAGATGATAAGAAAACAAGTCAAAGAAGAATGGGAAATGAAATAGGAACGTTTGTAACGCATTTATTTGAGTTGTATGGAAATGGAATAGTTGGATTGACAGAAGATAGCAAGGAAGAACTTATACAAGAATTAAGAATTAAAATGATAGAGAAATGCAGGGAGTATGTTACAAAAGCGTAGATGAAATGCCTTTATATAATTGGCATAAATGTATGGAAGGGGAATATAAATACGTTAGGCTTGATGAAAAAGAAGATGCTAAAAACGTAGAAATGTTTGAGAAAGTTTATTCAGATTATGTAGATAAGTTTGGTATAGACAACAAGTTTAAACAACAAATTGAATTAATTAAAAAAATTGCAATCCTACAATGTGAATATTTGATTAGCAAGAATAGATTTAAATTAACTCAAATAGAGGTAGAAAACACTAAATTAGAAGCAATAAAAAAAGAAACTGGTGTGGGTATGACTTTGCAACAAACTTTGATACACTTATCTAAATGGTTAGGTTATAGATTAGATTGGAAGCAAATGTCTGTAAGTGAGTATTATACAATATTAAACGAAAGTTCAAAACAAGCGAAAAATGGCTAATATAATTAAAAGTGAAGATTTATTTGAAAAGGAATTATTCAAAGTATTAATTGACGAGATTAATAAAGCAGAAACCGAAGTTAAAAAACTTGAAGGTAATTTAGGTCAATTAGGTTCTAAACTTAAAGAATCATTACAAGGTGCTAAAATTGATAATTTAGAAAACATCAATAAAATACTTAATGGTTCAAAAGAAGCAAATAAACATCTTGAACAGCAGATTCAACTTGAAAAACAAATTGCAGGATTACAAGAGAAAAAGAAAAAATTACAAGATGAAATAAATAACAGGTCTGAAAAAAATAGAGTTGCTGAAATAAACTTACAAAAGGCAAGGGAAAAGGCTATAGACAATTTTAATAAAAAAGAAAAAGAAGCACAAGATAATATAAATAAAACAACAGAATTGCAAAAACAACAAGCAATTCAAAAGCAAAAACAATTAGAACAAGAAAGATTAGACGAGATAAGACTACAAAAAGAAAGAGAAAAAGCATTTGACAATTATGAAAAGAATCTAAAAAAACAAGAAGAACAAAAAAACAAAGATTATCAGCAAGAAGTAGATAGAATACAAAAAGAGAAAGAATTAAATGAAAAAAAGTCAGAATCAGAAAGGCTTGATGATATTAGGCTACAAAAGGCAAGGGAAAAGGCATTTGATGATTACGAGAAAAAATTAAAAAGAGAAGAAGAACTAATACAAAAAGCAAATGAAAAACAAATAAATGAAACAAATAAAATTGCAGAAAAAGAAAGAATAAGAGCCGAAAAAGAAGCAAATGCTATTGCAAGAGAAAATGCCAAGAAAGAAAAAGAAGCAGGAAAATTAGCCGAAAAAGAAGCGAAAGAAGCAGAAAAATTAGCGAACGCATATAATCGTTTAGAGAAAAACACTCGTGAACTTAAAAACGAAAGTAAGCGATTAGGTGCTGAAATGCTTGAATTAGAAAAAGCAGGGAAGAAAAGCACTAAAGCATATTACGATTTAGAGAAACAATACGATAAAGTAACTAAATCAGCACAAGAGGGGGATAAAGCACTAAAGAAATTAGATAGTCAAGTAGGAGATAACTTCAGGAATGTAGGTAACTATGGCAAAGCATTAGGTGGTCTTACCCAGTTGTTACAACGTATGGGTATGGCATTTGGTATCTATGAAGTTGCTCAATTTGGTAAAGGATTATTAACTACACAGGTTCAACTTGACAGATTAAGATTATCTCTACAAAACGTAAGTGGTTCAACAAAAGAATACCAAGCAAACTTTGCGTTTTTACGTAATATATCATTGAGTTACGGACAAGATTTGCTTTCACTTGTAGATACCTACAAAAACTTTATGGCATCTACCGAGGAGAGTAATTTGCTATTAGGGGAAAGAAGAAGAATATACGAAAGTATAATCAAGGCAGGTTCGGCACTTGCATTATCCAATGAAGATGTAGAAGGTACTTTAAGAGCAGTACAACAGATGTTCTCAAAAGGCACTATACAAGCAGAGGAATTAAGACAACAGTTAGGGGATAGATTGCCGGGTGCTTTCTCATTAATGGCAAAGGCTGTTGGAGTATCTGAAGCAAGATTAGGAGAAATGATGAAAAACGGTCAGATAATGACTGATGAAGTAATGCCTAAATTTGCAATCTTATTAGAAGAACAATTTGGTAAAAAAGCAAGTAAAAACCTTGAAACTTTAAATGGTGCTTGGAACGCATTTAAGACTAATCTAACTTTATATATAGACCAAGCACAAGCAAGTGTTAATATTAATAAGTCTTTGGCTTGGGCAATTAAAAGAGTTGGAGAAAACATAGGTGGAATACTAAAAGCAACAAGACAGGTTGTAACTGCATTTTTATTGTATAAAGCAACATTAGTAGCAGTTGATGTTAGACAAAGAGTATTAAGTAGTGGATTTTACAATTTAATAAAATCATTTTTTAAAGGAGAATTATCAATAAAATCTTTAATATCATCTTTTAGAGCGTTAAAAGTATCAACAGAAGGATTCTCAAGTTCTCTTAAAAGCATAAGTTTATTTGCTGTTATTCAGGGAATTACAACATTAACAGAAAAATTTATTGATTTAGCAAATGGTACTGATTTAGCAAGAGAAAGGTATTTGTTATACCAAGGTGCTGTTTCAAAAGGTAATAAAAAAGCGAATGATTTTTTAAGAGGTATAAATGATGAGTTTTTTACATATCAAAAAAAGCAACAAGAGGATAGAAAAAAAGGTTTAATTTCTGAAGAACAATTAAAAAAGAATATTGCTAATGCAGAATTAATCAGAGAAGAAAAAATACAAAAAAGAATTGGAGAACTACAGCGTTCAATACAGGTAGCAAAAACCAAGCGAGTAGAAATTAGAGCAGATTATAAAGGAATGTCGCCTGATGAGATTGTTAAAAAACAATTAGAAGCAGGAGATGACTATGAGAAACTATGGGCAATATCTGAACATTCTATAGACTTTAACAAAAGAGTTGCTAAAACTTATGATATGTTAGGTGCTAATGCTACTGATTTTTCAGAGCAATTAATGGCATTAAACGAAGAATTAAATAAATATAATGTTTTAGGTCAAGGAACTGCTAAGGTAAATAATAAAACTTCTTACTCATACAAACCAATAATTAAAGATTTAAAAACAGTAGAGATTGAATATAAAACTATAAATGACTATTTACAAGACCACATCAACTTACTTAATGAAATAGAACTTTATAATAGTGAAAGAGGTGCTACAGTAAGAGCAACACAATTTGAAGATGAGTTTAAAAGACAAATGGAAGAAGTTCAAATTAATGGGGAGTATAATTTAGAAATATTAGCAAAACTTAAAAAAGAAGAACGAGATTTCTTAATTGATGCCGAAAAGAAACAGACTGAAATTGTAATAAAACAACGTAAAGATGAATTTGAAAAAAGAACGAAATCACTTGAAGAGTCTTTAGATAAGGAAAAACAAGACTATTTAAGCAATTTTGCAGAGCAACAAACTAAATTAGCAACTGCTGAAGAAAATTTAAGTAGAGCAAGGTATAATATTAAAAATGAAAAGGTAGGGTCAAAGAAATACGCTAAAGATACAGTAAAAATAAAGCAACTTGAAGAAGAAGTAGAAGCACAAAGAAAAATATACGATACTTTGACTTTAGAAGCACGTGCAAAGTTTGATGAAAGAAGTGCTGAATTACAAAAAGCAAGAGAATCAGAATCAAAAGAAATAGGTAGATGGGAGATTCAAAAAGCAAAAGAATTAGAAGATAAAGTATCAGACATTAAGAAAAAGGCTTTTGATGAAAGAACTCAAGAAGAAAAAGATTTGATTTACGCTCACGATGAATGGAGATTAAACAATATTAAAAAACTATCTAATTCTACTAACGACCTTATACAAATGGGTATGGATGCTTATGTAAAATCACTTGAACGTAACATATCATTAGTAGAAGATAGAATGAATCGTTTAAACCAAAGTATTGACTTCTTACAACAAAAAGCGGCTACTGGTAATATTACTGCAAATGAATCACTTGCAAAAGCACAAGAAGACCAGTTAAACGCTGAAAAAGAAAAAGCAAAGTTCCAACGTACAATACAACGTATGCAATTTGCTATGACTATTTTCAATGCTTACAACTCAAATATTCAAAACGCTAAAGTTGGAGAAAATCCATTCACTAAAACAATTACAGATATTTCTGCTCTTACAGCGTTTGTAGGCTCACTTCCTACATTCTATGAAGGTACAGACACAACAATCAAAGATGCGTTAGGAAATCCTCATTTACAAGGCAAAGATGGATATGTAGTTCGTGTTGATGGTAGCGAGAAAGTTCTTAATCCTTACTTATCTGCTAAAACTGGTAATTTAACAACAAGAGATATTGCCCAAATAGCAGAGGACAGATTAAAAGGTAAATTGGTTTATGGTAATGAAATAAACTCTACTGCAAATAATATGTGGGCGAATATGCAATTAATTGACGAAATTCAAGACTTAAAATCAATTATTAAGAACAAGCCTGAAACAAATATTGCTATGGGAGAAATAGTAGGTGGTGTAATGAAGATTGTAGAAACTACTAAAGTTGCCAACACTACTACAAGAAATATTCACAGATTCAATAAGAAGATATGAAACACTTTATAAATGGTACAGAAATAACACCGAGAAACCTTGAAGATATAGGAATCTCGGTTGACTTTTCTAAAGATGTACAACAAGAATCAATCAATATAGACAACTTAATTATTCCTATGGTTGGTAGAGATTTGGTAATGAATCACTTAAAAAACATTGGAATATCAGAAGGAATACCATATCAAATATCTTTTGGTAATAAAAAGTTACCATACTACATAGATTTACTTGAAGGATTAAAGATAAGGTCAAACGAAGTCGAAGTAAAGATTAAGCAAAGGTATGCTCACGACAACTTTATTGAAAATGCTGATTCATTAACATTCGATTTCCTGAACTCTAAAAAGAAATTGCCAGTATATGATGCAAAGTATCGTATCATTCAGCAAGAGCCTTTATTTAAAGCAATAGTGGTGTCTATTACTATTTACTCGGTGTCAAGAACAATACAAGATCAAATCAGGGAGTTGGCAAAAACTGCTAAAGAATTTGCATCTGCAATAGCATTCGCACCATTTGCTGTACAAGGTAAAGTATTAGAAGCAGGATTACAATTAGCAATTCAGATTACATACTTGGCAATATTAATAGTTCAAGTTAAAAAGTTAGCAGAGGAGTTAAAAGAATTGATATTTCCTAAAACAAGAGTGTATAATGCTTGTAAGGTAATTGACTTAATGAAATATGGTTGTGAGCATTTAGGATATACTTTTAAGTCTACATTACTTGAGGGAGAGTATAAAAATCTCGCAGTAGTATCTACACCACAAAACAGGGGTAAAAAAGGCATATTAGATTATTTAGAATCTGAATTAAACTTTGCTTTTAACACTGGTTATCCTACTGTATCTGATTCTACACCAACATTAGGTTCACTTATTCAGGCTATGCAAACAATGTTTAATGCTAAAATCAAAGTAAGAAACAGTATAGTAGAGTTTGAAAGATGGGATTATTGGTTAACACAATCACAAGGATTAGTAAACGTAGCATTACCAGTTCAGGAAGATGCTGTAGATGAATTTGAGATTGATACAGAAAGAAACTATAAAAGGTATCTTATCCAATACCAAACTGACTTTTCTGATATGACTACACTTGATAATTATCAAAATACAGCAAGTGAATTTTCAGCAGAACGACAAACTATCGTAAACCAAGATTTAAACCTCTTAAAAGGACTTACAAGCGTAAACATACCATTTGCTAAGGCAAAGAGAAAAACATCTGTTAATTGGCTTGAAAAGCAGTTTCTAAAAATGTTTAAGGTAATTGATTCTACATTCGGAACTAATTACGCAAGTACAAAATCTCCTTTGGGTGTAATGGAAGTAACAAGCCAGTATTTTGCATTGTCTAAACTTATTTTGGTAGATAATGGTGGTAAGTTATTGCCTGATGATATAATGCATCCAAGTTATTTATGGGATAAGTTTCACTCTATTAATGATCCTAATTTGTATTCGTGGATTATTAGAAGAAAAGTTCCTACAGCTATGACTGAAGATGAGTTTATTAAGATACTTGATAATAACTATGCACCTATAAATGGTAATGTTTGTGAGATATTATCAATAGAATATTTACCAATGCAAAACAAGGCTTTGTTAGATTATAAGCAAAAGGTTAAGTTTTACAAGAACAATGTGATAATTCAGAAAATTTATTAATAATTTTGATGTATGAATGGATTTGACGAAATAATTAGTGGTTTAATTGCTGAAACGGAAAAGACAATAATGAATTTGTCAAATGTAGAAGGTTCAGAAAATATACAAGCCTTACTAAAAGAAGTACAAGATGCTATTAAAAGCAACGATACAGATAAACTCAATCAAATAATGGAACAGTATGGCGATAAGATTAGTAGATAGTACATTTTACGATGTATATGGTAATACATCAAAGGAATTTAAAGCCAATGCTGGAGATACAATAACAGCAAAGCATATATTTGAAGTTGAAATAAGTTGCGTATCAAGTGTACAAAATCAATTGACTATTGACAAACTTGAAAATAAACTATCAAGAGGTCAAGGTTCATTCTTGAATGATGGATTTAGAAAAGGGCAGTTTTGTTCGTTAATATTGGTTAATAACATAAACAATATAACTGAACTTTATAGACCAATGGAAATATTGGCTGTTTCAGATTTACAGATGACTATAACAGAGTTACCAAATAGAAACAACTGGACTACTGGAACTGATTATACTGCTGTTTTAATATGTGATGATGCTGTTTATGATACTGTAAATACTGCATTTAATTTTGTAGATAATGATTTACCTAAAGATGCATCTTTATCACTTGAATCTTTAATTGACCAAGAAACAAGTAAATTTATCGCTGATGGTATTAGTGCTTTAGCTATAAATGGAAGTATAACAATGACACAGATAGGAAAGAAATCAGGTCAATTTACTGCGAGTGCTACAATACAAAGAATAGCAAATTTAGTTAATCCATATACAGCTTTTACTTCAATAAGAAGAAGATATGAGGTAAGTATCACAATGATATTTCCTGCTATGTTTGATTCTAATAGTTTTATTGGAGATAGATGTTTAAAGTATTTTTCAAGAACTTCATTTAGGATCAATTCAAACGACAATCTTGCACCTACAATATTTGACTATAAAGAGAAAGCAACAACAGGTTTATGGGATGAAGCATACAATACAGATAGACCAAACATTGTAAATCGGAATTATGTATCTGATTTATATTATAATGCATTAAATACATTTACATTAAATATTTATACACCAACATCATTAAATATCACAAATATTGAGATAGGTGCTATGTATTTAACTGTAGATGATGATTTAAATAAGAACAAACAATTACCACAAGATTTATTGTTACCTTTCGTAAAGACAGGATTAATAAACACTTCAAACATAGGAGATACATTTTATCCTGATTACGATAATCAATTTGAGTTAAAAATAGATAATTTAACTGTTATAGATTCAGGTGGAACAAGAGTGCATCAGTTATTGTTAAAGTTAGACCCATATTATGATTCTACTATTGGATTTGGTAGATTTATTGAAAACAGAGGGGAATTAGATAGAACATTTGTATTGTGGGTAAAAGCAGGAAATACTAATGCTGTTTTTTATAATGGTCAATTAAAATACAAAGAAATAGTAGGAGTTGAAATTGAGCCTATAAATCAAACAATAATAAATCACGATAATAATAGAGATTATAAAGATTTAACCATAAACAATAATTTATCTGATAGCGATTTTAATTTAGAGGACGATATTGCATACATTACTGAATTTGCATTAAATACTTTTGTATCTAACGAATCTGTAACAGCAAAAGTCGTAGTCGCAGATACTTTAGGAACTGCTGAATTTGTATTAGATAAAGTTTATTTTGATATAAGAAATTCAGTATTACAATATTTTGTTAATCAAACAACATCTGTATCTAATAATTTACCTAATTCATCTAATAAAAAAGAAGCGTTTTTATATAAAGTTTCTGCATTATATGAAGGTTTTTATAAGTTTAGGCTATATTACCCTATTCTTATAGATTGGAGATACTGGGAAGATATATTAAGCACCGACCCTTATTTTCAATCACAAGATAAAGACAACAAGAATTGGTTTAATTATATAAGTAATGCTTGGAAAGTATTTATCAAGATAGAAATTCAAAGAAATGGAATAACTGATTATTATTATAAAGAATTACCATTTAAAACTTATGATGATTGGTTAGGCACTTCAACTATTGAGCTATTTGATGAAACTGAAACTACTCAATATACAAGTTTACAAGAAAACAAAAAGATGCTAATTAAAGCAACTCACGTTTTTCCTACACCTTACGCAGGTTATCCTTGGGGTATGATTACAATAGAGCCTAAAGAAAACTCTCCAAGATATATAATGTCAACTGAAATAGACAAAACACAAGTTGATAATCCATTAATTGGTGTGTCAAATGAAAAAAGATGTGATATTCAATTTCCTGACCCAGTAACAATTGTATTGAGAAGTTATGTTAATACAAACCTATTAAATGGAAATGATTTTTGTATAACTTCGAAAATATCTGAAGAAGGGGAATTAAACAATATGCCTATAGAAGTTAAAATTACTGAAGCAGGAGAAGATAAATTAATTGAAACAGGAACAGAAACAAAAATAACTGATTAAAATGGGAAAAAAGATTACACAATATCCTAATAACGTAAGTGTAAGTCCTGATATGGCATCACTTTTAGATTTAAGTGAGAAAACAGGAACAAGTACTTATGAGAGTAGAAAGTGGTCATTAAGTGCTATGATGACTTGGCTTAATGCAAATGGAGCAGGTGGAAAAAGTGCTTATGAAATAGCAGTAGATAATGGATTTGTAGGTACAGAAGCACAATGGTTAGCATCATTAGAAGGAGCAGATGGTGCAAATGGTACAAATGGTACAAACGGAACGAATGGTTTTACACCAATAGTTTGGACAAGTTACGATGCATCAGGATTCACATTAAGCACAGGAGTAAAACAAATATATATACCAACAACTACTTATGTTGGTTGGAGTGTTGGAACAAGAATTAGAATGTTTCACAATGCTACTAACTATATGGAAGGTATTGTTACAAGTCCTATGTCTTATCCAACTCCTGGTGCTACATATATTTCAATTGATATTGATTATGTAGTAGGTTCAGGTACTTATTCAACTTGGAAAGTTTGTATAGCAGGAGATCCTGGCAAAAAAGTTATTCAATTAAAAGCATCTGATGAAACCACAGCATTAACAACAGGTACTAATAAGATTTCATTTAGAATGCCACACGGAATGATTTTAAATGAAGTTAGAGCATCTTTAGCTACAGCACAGACAAGTGGTAATATATTTACAGTTGACATCAACGAAAATGGTACTTCTGTTTTATCAACTAAACTTACTATTGATAATGCTCAAAAAACAAGTAAAACAGCAGTTACACCACCAGTTATTAGTGATACTGTATTGACAGATGATTCAGAGATTACTATAGATATTGACCAAATAGGAGATGGTACTGCTAAAGGTTTAACAATAACTTTAATTGGATATTAGTTATGATAATTAATCCTTATTCATTTACTCCTCCATCATCTTTAAATAATGGTTTGCTTGGGGTGTGGAATGCTGATAACAATGCAAATGATTCTTTTGGAACTAATAATGGAACTCCTTATGGTGGTACCACATATACAAATGGTAAAATAAATCAAGCTTTTAATTTAAATGGCACTAATTCATATATTCAATTACAAAATAACACACTTCATTTACAAGAATTTTCATATAGTCAATGGGTATATTATAAAGCATTTGCCACAAGTGAATCCTACACATTAGCTGCAACTAACGGTAACGCTATAAATGAAAATTATGGTGTGTCTTTTGGCGTTATTAGCGGTAAATTAACATTAGGTGTTTTTAATAATACAAATGCATCTATTTGGCAATCTTCTACTTTGAGTATAAATCAATGGTATTTATTATCAGTAACAAAAAAATCAAGCGAAGCACCTAAATTTTATGTTAACGGAAGTTTACAATCAACAACCCTACTAACAGGAAGTAATACACTTAACCCAGCATATACTGGTGGAATATATACAACTACACCTCCTATGATTGGTGTGTATGCATTTAATAATGTAAATAGTGGTTATGCTTATGCAAATGCTTTAGTTGACTGTACAAATGTATGGAATAGAGAATTAACAGCGAGTGAGATATCACAATTATATAATAGTGGAAACGGTAAACAATACCCTTATTAATTATGAAAGTTAGAAAATTAACAATTGAACAAAAAGACCTTTTAATAGGCAAGGTTTGGGGTTACGAAAATCAAATTTTTAATCCTACTTTAGACGCACAAGGTAATTGGTTTATTTCAAATGAGGAAGTAAACGGATGTACGTTAGCACAAGCTCAATTAATAGGTTGTGATAGTTGGCTATTAACACTTCCAGAAATTGATTATAACCCTGTAATTGTAGAAATGTAATGAACGAATTAAAAAACATTTTAGAGCAACTGAGAAAAGCGAAATTTACACTATTATTACTTATATTTTAAATTTTTAATATACCAAGATAATTATGCCTGAATTAAGTCCAGTTAAAATATATGTAAAAGGTAACTATCTCATTTACACAAATGAGACAGACCTTTTCTTTGCTGATAATGTAGAAAACATCTTATTAAGCAAAAACACTACTACATCTACTTCTTATTACTTGTATATGAGAGGTATCAACAAGTTAATCAACGACATAGCATTTTCTACTATAGTTGATGAAGGTTATGAATCTTATATTTCACAAGCGTACTTTGAGAACTACATTTATACTAATACAGGAAATAGAGTTAGTTTACCATTAGTAAGCATTGGAGAGTTAAACGATGTAGCAATTTCAGCACCTTCTAACGGACAAGTATTAGAATATAACGCTACAAGTGGTCAATGGGAAAATGTATCTCCAAGTGCTTTAGGTGGCGATATGACACAAGCAGTTTACGATTACGATGGAGATGGTGTAGTAGATAGTTCAGAGAAACTTGAATTTATAGGTAAAAACTCAACAGGTGTTACAATAGGGAAAACTAAAGTCGTTTACATAAGTGGTGCAACAGGACAAAAACCGAACATTACATTAGCAGATGCAAGTTTAGAAATATCAAGTTCAAAAACTATAGGTATCACAAGAACATCAATTGCAAACAATGCTGATGGATATGTAATTACTCACGGAACAATACACGATATAGATACTTCTGCTTTTGCTGATGGAAATGCTTTGTGGCTATCTGAAACAGCAGGAGAAATAACCAATGTAGTACCTTCTGAACCTGCTCACGCTGTATTTATAGGTTTTGTAGCATACGCACACCCAACAGCAGGGAGAATCATTCTACATATACAAAATGGGTATGAACTAAACGAATTACACGGAGTTAGTGTATCTTCTGAAGTTAACAACGATGTTTTACAATTTGAATCATCTACAGGTCTTTGGAAGAATAAACAACTTTCTTTTAACCAACTAAATAATCATTTTATATTAGTAAACCAAAAATCTGATTTACCAACACCATCAACTGGTGTAATTAATTTAAGTGCTAATGTTACTTATTACTTTACTAACGTAGTAGATTTAACAGGGGATAGATTAGTTTGCGGTGCTAATACTACAATACTTGGTGGTTCATCTGAAAACTGTAGAATCAAGTCAACAGGTTTAACAGGTACTGCTTTGATTACATCTTCATACTCTTTACCTATAAGAAATATTACACTTGAAGCAGATGTTGCTTTAAATTTAAGTGGGGATAGTGTAACAACTGCTTTAGATTGGTTTGGTGTGAACTTTACTGATTGTAATACTGTAGGTACAATTGCTAATTACTCAAACTTTGTAATGACAGATAGTGCTTTCTTAAATGCACAAGGTTTAACGTTTGATGGAACTATCGGAACAATAGGTATAAGCAACTCTTTATTTGATTGTAAGGCATCAGGAACAGCAATAACAATAGCATCAGGTGCTAACATCACTCGTAGATTTAGAGTTATTTATTCTTCTTTTATTGCTTTAAGTGGAGAAACTGCTATTAATGTAAATGCAAGTGCTACAATAGGAGATGAAAAATACATTTTAGACACAGTAAACTTTTCGGGTGGTGGTACTTATACAACTGGAGTTACGCACACTTCTAATAAGGCTTTATTTGTCAATTGTGTAAACATTACTAATACTTCTACAAGAGGTTTTATGTATATGATAAACAACACTACAGATACAACTATTGGCTCTCCAAATGTAAACGTATGGGTAAAAGCAGGTGGTAATACAACAGCAGGTGCTGAAAATTCAAAGTTTACTCACGCATCTAATAGACTTACTTATACTGGTGCTTTTTCAAATTCTTTTCAAGTTAGTGTAAATTGTAGTGTTAGGTCAGGTTCTGTTTCGCAAGTTATATCAATAGGTATTGCTAAAAATGGTACTATATTATCAGAAAGTGAAATGACAGTTAGAACTGATGTTGCCAATCAAGAATACCCAAGCTCTACCTCTTGTCATTTAACTATGACAACAAATGATTACGTTGAGGTTTTTGTTAGAAATACTTCAAGTTCAAATATGAGGATAGCCGATTTAAATGTTTCAGTAATAAAAATACCAGTATAATATGTCAGTAGCGAGATACAATAGAACTAAAAAATGTTTTAGATTATTAAAAAGTAAAAAAAGAAAAACTGAACCTTTAGAAACTTACGCTAAAAAGGAATGTTGTAATCCTATACTTGTATTAGCACACACGACTGATACAACGTCTTGGAAGAACGATATTACTTCTGCTTGGGTAAAACTACCTGAACTAACAGATAGTGTAACATTCGAGCTGTTTAAGGATAATGACACGCTTTCTACTTACGTTCCAAGTAAGAATCATATATTTAGAGAGGATAGAGGATATTATGTTACTATACCTTGGAGAGATGTACTTGCATTAGATGGAATAGGATGTTACTATTTAAAAATCACAACAATTATTAATGGAACTACAGAATCCTCTATTTGGGGTAAATATAATTTACAGTCATATACTACTGAAAATGCTCAAAATACTATTCGAGTAAAAGTTGATGTAAACCAATACTATTCTATTGAGGATATTGACTTTACAGGTACTCACTTAATTGATACATTGAGGTTCGGTGGTTTCTTCGGTAATATGTCGCCAAACTTGAAAATTGACAATCTTATCTATGAAAATAGAAGATTTGAAAATGTACAAAGAGAAAGAATTGCTACTTATACAATGACATCTGATCCTATAGATTATAAATATACTGGATTACTACTTGACTTTTATTTACTTGCAGAAAATAGAATTTGGTTGTCAGATCATAATGAGTTCAATCATTCACAATTTTACAAAGACACAGAGTTAATTGTTAATGATACACCAAGCGTAGATTACAAAGAATTTAGTAATTTAGCGACTGTAACTTGTACGTTTACTGATAAAGTACGTAATAATTTGGCAAAATATAATGGCTAAAAAAAGATTTGTTAAAGGTCAAGAGTTTAATGGAAAACAAATAATTGAAGTATATAGTTGTACTTCAGAAACAATGATTTTATTTACTGATAAAACTTATTTAGTTTTCAAAAACAAAGACTTATGAACGAACTTAAAAACATATTAGAGCAGTTAAGAAAAACAAGAGTATTAATTGTTCTAATATTGTTCTTTGCATTTATTGCCTATTTGTATAAATCTCTTATTACTGATGTAGTAACAGAAAGGATAAACAAAGACGAGGTTAAAAAAGACATTAACAACAATGTGCTTATTCAACAAATGCTTAACGACCTTATGCTTAAATACAAGGCTGACAGAGCATACATCTTTAGATTTAGCAACTCAATTATCTATTACGATGGACGACATAGGAATCTTACTTCGATGGCTTTCGAGGTGTGTGGAAATGGAATAAGTTGTGAAGCACAAGGATTACAAAATTTACCAGTTAGTTTATTTCCTGTTTTTCTACAAGAAGTAATGTTAGATAAAATGATCTATTCTGACATAGATGAATTGCAAGAAGTATCAACAAGAATATCTTTAAAAAAACAAGGTATTAAATCACTTATGGTAGCACCTTATTTCAAAGATGGGCAATTCGTGGCTTACATAGGATTGGACTTTGTGAAAGAATACAATAAATTAGATTTTGACTATGATAAGTTTAAATCAAGAACAAATGAAATAGGTAGAATTTTAACACAATAAACAAATAATATGAAGTTAATTGAAAGAATAAAAAAACCAAGACCACACTTTTGGGTTAAAGTTGGAAAAGTTGGTGTAGCACTAACTATAATCGGTGGAGCAATAGTAACACCATTACCATTAGTGGGTGGAATACTTATGACTATTGGAGCGACAACAAAGAGTTTATCACATTTAGCAATAGAAGATGGACAAACTAACGATTGATAGAATAGAATCAGCACACCCAGTTATTCGTGAGGAATTGCGTGATTTCTATATTGAGTGCAACAATAAACTACCTAAAGGTGTTAGATTGAGGTTTGCTTACGTTTATAGAAGTCCTGCTGAACAAAATGCTTTATATCTAAAGAAACCAAAAGTAACTAACGCAAAAGCATTTCAATCAATCCATAATTATGGTTTGGCATTTGATATCGTTATATTGCGAGATAAAGACAATAACGGAACTTTTGAATCAATTGATTGGGATATTAATTCGGAATACTTTAAAACTGTTGTAGCGTACTTTAAATCGAAAGGATATGAATGGGGTGGAGATTGGAAAAACTTTAAAGATTATCCTCATTTTCAAAAAGCATTTAATTTAACGTGGCAACAACTTAAAAACAGATTAGACATAGGCTATAAAATAGTTGATAAAGGAATTACTTATCCTAAAATATAACTGATAAAGACGCATTTAGAAATATTTGCGTTTTTTTGTGCAAAATTATTTGTTTTAACAATTATTCATTTTATCTTTGTTAAAAATTAAATGATATGGAAGAAGATTTAGAAAAGTTTTTAATAGAATTAAAATATCAAGCAAACAGACTTGATTTATTAAAAGAATCAGATGTGTGTATTTGTATGTCAAGTATTACTGCAAATAAAATAGTAAATGCATATTTAGATATACATTTAGATATACCAGTCAATATAGGTGTAAGTACGTTTAAGTTGTTTGGATATGATGTTTATCCTTCTGACTTTTTAAAAGAATATAATTTTTTTGTAGGATTTAAAAGATAAAAATTATGACAATTGAAAAAATAGTTCAGTACACGATAGGTTATAAACCTGAACTGGTAAAAAAGAATGAAGTGTTCTTTGAACCATTGCCTGATGACACATCAATCCGTATTAATTATTTAGGTATGGAAAGAGATTTTGAAGTTGAATTTGGCGAATGGTTTCCTGTAGAATGGAAAGACGAAGAAGAAGAAGATACTTATGAGCCTTTTACAACTAAAGACCTTATGCTATTCTTCCCTTCGTTTGCTGATATTAACATTTGTATTGAATGTGAAGGCAAAGGATATTATATGGTTTACCAAGAATGTACAAAACCTGCATCTGACTGCTGTGGTGCTTGTGAAAGAGAGGTAAGTTGTGATTGTAGTAAACACACTAAATTATTTCCTTATGAGTAAAAAACTAATTGACAGTATTGAACACTTTGATAGGTTTGATACAGATAAATATGTAGAGGTAGTAAATGCTAAAAATGGTATTTACGATGAAGTAAAAACAAACAAGCAATTTAACCAAGGTTGTATGGAGTTTTTCAAAGCAATAGTTTTTTTAACAGTATTAACATTTTTAATTTATGCACTATGTTTTATAAAAAGATAGCAGTTTTAACATCAGGAGACTTATTTATACACAAGATACCTGATACTATGACTAATGATGAGATAGTCGCTTATTTGCAAGATTTAGGGCAAGAAACGACATTCTTTGAAGTAAACAATGTAATTACAAAAGAGGTTTCAATGTACCGATATAAGCAAATGTTCCCAAGTCAGGAGTTTTTAGGAAGAACAGAGTTAATTAAGGAATATTTAAGTAAGCATAAATCTCGTGATGCAAGTTGGATTCAAATGAAATCGTTTATTTGCAAATGGCTTTATAACAAAGGACTTACGATGATGGATATTGCACAAATAATGGGGTATGCTAATCACACAAGTATAATTTACTTCATTAAGGAATATTCAGACTTTGATAAGGGATTTCGATTTGATGATTTTATGCAGTATGTAGAACAAGGATTATATCCAGTAAATGTAAATGGAATAACAAAATTTAAAGAACTATGACAACAGTACAATATATTAAAAAAATGGTTAATGTAATATTATATCATTTAGATGAAGAAGATACAAAAAGAATTAATGAAGTTTTTAATGATGCTTTAAAAACAGAAACAAAAGAAACATTAAAAAGACAATTATTTATTGGTAAGGTTTCTGAAGTTATTGGTGCTGAAAAAACTTTAGAATTATTAAGAGAAGCAAAAAACGAAATTGAAAAATATGATTAAAGGACACGAAGATATTACTCACGAGTTAACTCCTGAGGAATACGATTTAGCAGTAAGATTAGCACCATTTTTAGAAAAAAGAACCAAGGATAATCCGATACTTGCAAAGCAGATCATTGATGGTGTAAATGAAAAATGGAATCCTAAACCAAAACTTACTGATGCAAGACTTCGTAAGATTGTAAACTACTACAGAGTACAAGCAATACTACCAGTTATTAGCACTTCTAAAGGGTATTATGTAAGTTATGACGAGCAAGACATCAATGATATGATGCAGTCTTTATGTCAAAGAGGTAATAGCATAATACAAGCATCATTTGGTATGGGAAAAATTTTAAACAAAATTAAATAAAAAGAATAATTTTATATATTTGCATCATAGTTCGGGTCTCAAACATAGTGAACTTAAAGAAATTATTAACCCTTTTCAATGATATAGACGTGAGACCCCTATTGATTTGAGAGGGTATTTTTATTTATTTAAAAAATTTATTTTATGATTTACAAATTTGTATGCGTAGAAGGAAATGCAACAATGGAGTTGTATCAAGCAAATGAGAATGACAAGGAAAGAAACTCATTAGTATTTGACATTTGTGAAAGCGGAACAAGAAATTACATTTGTCTTGACAAAAAAGATGTTTACCATTTAATTGGTGCTTTACATTTACTACATAAAGAAATGAAGTAATGGAAAAGATGCAATGGTTTAAATTCTCTATTTCGGAATGGAAGATGGGAAAGATTCAAAAATGTAAACCTGAAGCAAAATCTGCTTTTATGGAACTTTGTTGTTTGTACTGGATTAATGAAACAAAACTATCTATTGAAGATGCAATAATCGAATGCGATGAAGATAATTATCATAACCTATTATCTAAAAAAGTTATTAAAGAAGTAGATGGGTATGTTAAGATATATTTTCTTGATGAACAGTTTGAAAATGCTTTAGAAAAATCTGTAAAAGCAAGAGAATCAGTAGAAAAGAGATGGGCAAAACGTAATACGAACTTAATACAATCGAATAACGAAAGTAATACGAACGTATTAGAAACGAATTACGAACGTAATACAGAAGAGAAAAGAAGAGAAGAGAAGAGAGAAGAAAAGAATATAGATAGTCGCAAAACAAGTTTTGCTAATTCTATTAAACCTTTTTTAGAAACTTACGGAAAAGAAATGTGTACAGAATTTTACAAGTATTGGACTGAACACGGAGAGAAAGATAAAAAGATGAGATTTGAAAAAGAAAAAACTTTTGGAATAAAACAAAGATTAGACAGATGGAAATCTAATAAATCTAAATTTTCTACTCCTACACAAAAGAAAGATGTTTTATTTGTTACTCCTGAAGGAATAGAAATAACAGATTCTCACGTATTACACGTTTACCAACAAACTGGAAAAGTATGATTTTAGAAAACGGACACTCGGACAAATACCTGCAAGACTATAAAAATGGTTTAATACCACAAGGACTTGGGTTAGACATCTATTTAGATGATTATTTAAGATTCAAGCGTGGTCAACTAAATTTCATTTTAGGACACGACAACGTAGGTAAATCCTATTGGGTACTATGGTACTTTCTTGCTTTAGCGGTTAAGCACGATTTAAAGTTTACATTGTTTATGGACGAAAACTCTGTACAAACAATAATGAGAGATTTAGTTAGAATGTATTTAGGAAAAAAAATACAAGATTCTTCTGATAAAGAATTAGCAATAGCAATAACTAAAATAGAAAATCATTTTTCATTTGTTAGCAACTTGCAGAGATATACTCCTGAAGAATTGTTAGAGATTTTTAAAAGTAAAAAATCAGATGCTTATTTAATTGATCCATTTAACGGATTAAAAACTGCTTTAAGTTACTCATCAAACTATGATGTATTAAACGATTTAAAAATGTTCTGTAAGCAAAATAATGCTACAATTTACATAAACGCACATCCTTCTACAGCATCAGGTAGAAGACAAGCAAATTACGAAAAAGGACATACTTGGGAAGGACACGTAACACCACCTATGAAAGATGATATTGAAGGTGGAAAAAGTTTTTCAAACAAGGCAGATGATTTTATAATTATCCATAGGCTTATTTCTCACGAAACAATGAATACCACAACACTTGTAGATATAAGAAAAGTAAAAGATACAGATAGTGGTGGTAAACAAACAATCCTAAACCAAAGTATCTATTTTGATTTTAACTATGGAAACGGATTCAAATGCGGTGGTATAGACCCAATCGTTAGACCTTTTGAAAAAAAGAATTACGTTCAAGAACAAATTAAGTACGAACCAGTCAATTTAACAAAAATAGGTATGGAAGTAAACCATTACTATGAACCTAAAATTGTTGAAGATGATGATATGCCTTTTTAATCTATGAATAGTTTAGATATATTAGTTGCTCGTCAACAAGTAAACATAGTACACGATAAGATAGCGTTAAGCCTATCAGAAATCGTTTCTAAGCGACCTGATAGGACTGACCTAATAGAAAGTATGTCCGAGAGTAAAAAAGACCTTCAAAACGCATCTATTGTCTTCTTCGAGTTAGAACGTGAATTTATACAATCAAGAATGTTGACCCAAAGTATGGTAACAGAAAACTTAAAACTTCTTAAACAGATTAGTGAAATGGAAGATTTAACAAGTAAATGTGATAAATTAGAGGACGAGTTAATGAAACTTGCATCAGAAAATGAATTGTTAAAGAAAAGATTAAGTAATTTCTAATGAAAAAGAGAAAGAATCGCCCCAGCGGACTCAAGTACAATGTAGTGGCAACTGAAAGAAACAGACCTTTTAATCTCAAGTACAAAATAGAATATATCAAGTGTTTCAGGTGTGAAAAGATGAAGAACAAGAATACTACTCTATTACTTAAATGGGGTAGGTCTTTCTTTGTTATTTGTAAGCCTTGTAATAACAAGTACAGATTAATGCCAAATAGAATAAAATAATTAAGTGTAAATTTGCACAATTAAAATTAATGATTACTTTTACCGAAAAATTTAAAGATTATGGAAGAATTAAAAACAAAGATTGACGAATTAAGGTCAACGCTAACTGGAGATTTGTTTGCTGATATGGAAACACAGCAAGAAATTTATGAGTTAAAGAAGCAATTGTCTGCTTTGCAAGGCATTACGATAGAAGAATACGAAGCAAATGATGATTATTTTTGCGAAAATTGCGGTAGTTAATTAAAAAAAAAAGGAAAATGAAGAAAGTAATTTTAACAGTAGCAACAATACTAACAGTAGGTTTAGTAAACGCACAATGGACAAAAAAGAATGTTAACAATGGTTTGGACGAACCTTACAAAGTTTGTTACACAGAAACGAATAACAATGGTTTTCTAAAATTAGAAGGCGATGGTATAAGAGTTTCTTTTTATGTAGCAGGGAGTTATTATTGCGAAGATTCCCCATTAGTTGACATATCTTTTTTGGTAAATGGTAAGTGGCAAAGGCATTCAGTTTGGGGCAATAAAAGTACCGATAGCAAAGTAGTATTTTTATCATTTGATTTAGAAAGCGAGGAATACTTCAAAGACTTTTTGAATGCAACAAGTGTAAAACTTAGAGTAAACGAAACTTATTGCACTTCTGAAATTTACCAATTCAATATGGCAGGTAGCACATCAGCATTTAAATTTATAAACAATTAAAATGATTAAAGTAGGATCAGATTTTAGCGGAGTTGGTGCATTTAATCAAGCACTTAATAGATTAGGATTAGAATATGATGAATTATTTGCTTGTGATATGGATAAATATGCAAGACAAACTTTTATTCATAATTATGGAGAGCCAAAATATTATCCTCAAAATGTATATGAACGTGAAATTCCTGAAGAAAGTCTTGATATTTATATGACATCTCCGCCTTGTCAGGCATTTAGTGTTGCAGGTAAAAGATTAGGCAAAGATGATAAAAGAGGTATATTGTTTTTCAATTCTTATGAATTTATAGAAAAAAATAAACCAAGGTATTTTATATTTGAAAATGTAAGAGGATTATTATCTGATGATAATGGTAAAACATTTTCTGAATGGGTAAATATGCTTGGTGGAAAATCTGTTAATGGGTTGCCAATATTGTTTGCTTATGAAGAATCAGTACCATATCATTTGTATTGGAAAGTTCTAAATGCAAAAGACTATGGAGTTCCACAAAATAGAGAAAGAGTTTTTTTAGTTGGTATTCGTGATGATGCTGACAACAACTTTAGATTTCCAGTTGAAGTTCCATTAAATAAGAAATTAATTGATATACTGGAGAAAAATGTTGATGATAAGTATTTATTGTCTGAAACAATGATTAAAGGTTTCCTGAATAAAAAAGAGGTATTTGCCAAACAATTTAAACAGAGTTCAGTAGATGATGAATATTTAAAATGCATTACAACTGCACCAACTAATAAGGTAACTTGCAACTTTATTAAGGTAAGATCAGCAACATCAAAAGGATATGAATTAGCAACTAATGAAGACAGTATAAATTATCAGCAAATTAAATCAAATACACGCAGAGGTAGGGTAGGTAAGCAGGTTGCACAAACTTTAGATACTAAATGTGAGCAGGGAGTGTTAACAGAAAATTATAGATTAAGAAAATTAACACCAAGGGAGTGTTTTAGATTGATGGACTTTCCTGATACATTTACTTGGAATGTAAGTGATTCACAAGCATACAAACAAGCAGGAAACTCAATTGTAGTAGGTGTTTTAGCAAAAATTATAGAAAAATTAAAATTATGAAACAGGTAGTATTGACAATTACAGAAGACGAAGAAGGATTTATGGATGTAGAACTTGATTTAGGTGGATATAATACTTTTGAAGCATTAGACATCATTAAAGAGGTTCAGCAGGGATTAATGGAAGAACAGATTAGATTAAATTAATGCTATCTAAAAAACAGATTACATACATTAAAGGCTATTTGTTCAAGAAGATTGCAGATAGCCTTGATTTATCAGTCAAAGAAGTCGATAGAGAGATTAAAAACAGGTTAGGCATAGAAAGTATCTCCCAATTGGACAACGATGGCTATATGGAAGTTTGCGTTTATTGTTTTAAATTAGGAGACGAATTAGGACTTGATTTAAACTTTAAAGATAATGACTGGAATAAAATCTATGACAAAGAAGTGTAAAGGTTGTGGCGAAAAATTTCAACCTTACAATACTTTACAGAAATATTGCTCAAAACCTGAATGTATAAAAGTTTGGGTAGATACCGAAAAACAAAAACAATGGAATAAGAGAAAGTCTGAAATGAAAAAAGACTTGATGTCCTTGCAAGACTATATTAAGATTGCTCAAACTCATTTTAACCATTTTATCAGGTTAAGAGATTCAGGAAATGATTGCATTAGTTGTGGTAAAAAAATATCTAATACAGAAACAGTACACGCATCACACTACAAACCTGCAGGAACTTGCTATAACGTAAGATTCAATGAAGATAATGTTTGGGTTTCTTGTGTCAAATGCAATACTCATCTTTCAGGGAATATCTCTGAATATAGAACAAGATTAGTAAATAAGATAGGATCAGAAAGAGTAGAAGAAGTAGAGAGATTATCCAGTATCACAAGAAAGTTTACCAAAGAAGAACTGGTTGAAATTGCAAATATTTACAAGAAAAAAGTAAAACAATTAAAAAATAATTAATCTATTGTTTGTTCTTAAATATAATTGTGTATATTTGCATTATATTTAAAAGAAAGCAATTATGGATTATTCAAAAGCAATTATCGGAGTATTGTCAGGAGTAACAAGTTCCGAACATTCAAATCAAGAATCAGAAGAAGTATCTAAAGTAGTTGAAGATATTTTCAATCAGTTAGAGCTAAAGTGTAAAGTATCTCAAAAAGACGATATTTTAATAAAATACCAAGAGGTATTAGAGTTACGTTCATTAATACGAAATCTAACAAGTAATTTGTATTTATCAAAATTAATGAGTAACCACCACAGAGAGCAAGTAATTAAATCCTTAAATCAAATATAATGAGCAAACCAAAACAAGTAACAATTAAGCTACACGATTACGTAGAAAGTGCGATGATTATTTCTGCAAAAGTAGGTCTTCACAAAGGAGTTGACATCACTACAAAGGTAGGTAGAATAGAATATGCTTTAGAAATGTTAAATAAAGCAGTAGAACAAGGTAAAATTAGTATTGGAGATTTAGTAAATTTAAAGTAAGATGGAAAATTTAGCAATTAACGAAGTAGCTTATCTATTAAGCAAGATTCAAAACGAGATTAAAGTACAAAAGAATAACTGGAATGCTTTTGGAAAGTACAAGTATCGTTCAGTAGAAGACATTCAGGTAGCATTAAAACCTATATTGTTAAAGCACGAAAGTTCAGTGATCCTAACAGATGAATCATTTGAGTTGTGTGGAATACCAGTAGTAAGAGCAAAAGCAACATTTATTTGTCCTTATGGAGAATTGTCAGTAACAGCAGATGCAGGAGTAGATATTCACAAGAAAGGTATGGATTACGCACAGACATTCGGAGCGAGTTCATCATACGCACGAAAGTATGCACTTGGTGGGTTACTGTTATTAGATGATAGTGCAGATGCGGATGCTACAGAAAAGCACGATAGAACAGAGATAAAGCCATTAACTGATGCACAAATTAAGTCTGCAATTGAAAAAGGTACTCAATCAAAGGTATTAGAGGGTAACGGAACAAAATGGTCATTAACAGAAGAACAAATAAACTTACTTAATGGAAAAGGGTAGAATCATTAGCCAATTAGTGTTACTTGACACGTCAGAGTTTAGACATAGAAGTTTTATGAAAAACGGAAAGTACAAACACGAACCTGCAAGATACCAATTAGAACTTATGGAGATATACAATAAGTTGTCTGAAGAAAACCTGCAAAAATTATTGGTATTAAGAACAAAATAGTTTATAACAGTCGTATAAGGGAAGTTTTTTAATTTCTCTTATACTTTGTTAGACATTAAATAATATTGTGTATATTTGCATATAATAAATAATTAAAGAATAAAGCAATGGTAGAAATCAAGAATTTAGAGCAAAAAAGCCAAGAATGGTTAGAGTACAGATTAGGAAAAATCACAGGTACTCGTTTAAAAGAAGTACTTAAAACTGATAACTTACCAGTATTGTATGAAATGATAGCCGAAACTTTATCTAAACAAGTTGAGGAGTTTCCAATGAACAATGCTATGAAGAGAGGAGTTGAGTTAGAGCCAGTAGCAAGACAGTTATACCAAGATAAAACTGGAGAAATAATAGAAGAAATAGGATTCTGTTTATCTGATGAAAACGATTACCTTGGATTATCTCCTGATGGATTTACATTAGATAGAACAGGAGCAATTGAGATTAAGTGTCCATCTACAAAAACTCATGTTAAGTATATTTTAGACGACAGAATACCTAATGAATATCTCCCTCAAGTTTGTATGTACTTTATTGTGAATACAGAGTTACAATGGTTAGATTTTATTACGTATGATGATAGATGTAAAGAAATACCAATGCACATTGTTCATATTACAAGAGAAGAACTTTCTGATAAGATATTTGAGTTTAAAACTAAGATAGACAAGTTCACAGAGAAGTTTGAAAAGTATTATAGTAAGCTATCAAGTAAAATGTTGTTTTAACGGACGGGTATTGGCTTTCGTTGCCTATGCTCAATTAACCACAAATGATTATTAATAGTAAAAACTTAAATATATGAACAAACTTTCAAAAGAACCACAAGGTAATGAAGCTAATACCTTGTTATGCGTAGGTTTTTCTTTTGTAATGCCGTTTGGTAAATATAAAGGAAGAACTTTGTTTGAAGTTTCAGAAGAAAATCCAAGTTATATAAAATGGCTTGATGAAAAGAGTATTTACAAAATAGAAGATGATTTGTTAATAAAATGCCTAAGCGATACGATGTCGCCTGATTTTGAAGATTTACATTCAGATTGGGGATGTCGTGATTAAACTTACGCCTAACTAATGGCTAATAGCCATATGTCGCATATACAACAAATAAACAAGTAAAAAAGTAAAATTATGACAGTAGTAGAATGGTTAGTAGAAGAAATAAATAAACTAACTGGATTGCAAATTCGAATGGACGAACCAATAATTGAAAAAGCAAAAGAAATGGAAAAGCAACAACTTGAAAAAGTTTATCAGGAAGCATTAAGAGAAATATCAAAAAAAGATTAGTATGGAAAGATTGGAAGATATATACCACGAAAGTTTCACAGAGGAACAAATAGAACAAGAGTATTATAATTATTTAAATCAAGAATAATGGAATCAGATAAAGAATTATTAAGACAAGGTAATTACCGAGAAGCATTAGGAGATAATTATACCGACAAACCAATATACGTAATGTTATTCAAAGGTCAGGAATTTGTAGATCAACTGGACGAAAGGTTTACCACCAAAAAAGAAGCGGTAGAATGGCTACAAGCAAACAAGACACTAAAGACTGGAGAAACTTATGCTTTAGGTAATATTAATAGTGAATGGTTATGAGATTATTAGTTTTATCAATATTAGTGTACACTCTCTCCAGTTGGGAGTGTACCTATTACGGAAAAGAATTTGATGCTACTTGGTATTCTCTCGATGGTAATTATACAAAATCAGGAGAAATATTTGATTCAAACAGAATGACTGGAGCAAGTAACCATTTTAAATTAGGCACAAAACTAAAGGTAATTAATATAGAGAATGGTAAGAGTGTAATAGTTAAGATAAATGATACTGGTTCATTTAAGACAAAAACAATTGATTTAAGCAAAAAAGCATTTGAAAAAATCGCTAACCTTAAACAAGGAAGAATAAAAATATTTGTAAAACGAATTAAATAATATAAAATTATGAGTAAGGTAGAGTTGATTAGTGTATGGGGAGACGACAACACAGTATGCGATTGTGCAAGAGTATCGTTTAATAAACGTGCTGAAAATTATTCAAAAGAAAACAATGAAAAATTAATCAATTATTTGGTTAAACATAAACATACATCAGTATTTAGACACCCACAAGTACAATTTAGAATAGTTTGTCCAATCTATGTAGAAAGACAATTATTCAAACATCAGGTAGGAATGAGTGCAAATAGTATAAGCGGTAGGTACGTAGATTTTTCAGATACCTATACTTTGGTTAAAGAATGGAGAACTCAAAGTACAGATAGCAAACAAGGAAGTGCAGAACCATTAGATTTCTATGGTCAAGAGGAATGCAATATAATCGAACATAATATTGTTGAAGCGTGTAAGAAAGCATATAAAGATTTAATTGATTTAGGTGTAAGCAAAGAACAAGCAAGAACCATATTACCTTTAAACTTAAACACACAATTCATTTGGACTGGTAGCCTATTATCATTCATTCATATGTTCAAATTAAGGCTAAAATCAGATGCACAGGCAGAAACTCGTGAAGTAGCAGAACTTATGTTAGAGCAATTGAAAGAAAATGGTAATTTTGAACATTCACTAAAATCATTTGAATTATGACACTTTCTCAAGACCTGATGAACGATATATCCAAAAATGTTCAAAGTACGCTTAAATCAAAGAAAAAGCGTATAAAAACAGATTTCTCACGATATTCTACTGAAAGATTAAAGATAGAAATAAAGAAATACGAAGATAATCCAGTAATATTCTTAAAAATCTACTCAATCTTAAAAGTAAGAAGTTACCCTGCTACAATTTGTCCTAAAGCACAGATACAGTTAGAGAGGGAAAAAGAAAAAAGTATAATTCCAGTACATTATGGGTATAAGAGTGAAGCATACTTTACAGAAGAAGAAATGATAAACGGATTCCAATGTACTTATGAAGATTTATCAGAGAGTGAGAAAGTAATTTTTAATATGTAATAGTATGAAAATAGGAGATGTAATAGGAAGTAATCAGTTAGAGTTAAAAATTGAAAGCATTAATCAATTAATTGTTGAATTAAATAGTAGGGATAGTATATTTTGGCGACATAAATTATACCCAACTGCTTTTATTCTTAATTTGAGTGTAAGAAGGTTACAAATAGAGATTAAGTATGGTAGTTTTTGGCTAACCAGTAAGATTGAATCAAAGAAAAGTTATACACCAAGAAATAAGTGTGATTGGTGTAACAAAAGAAAAGTATATTGGAAGTTATATTACATTGGAAAAATGGAAAATGGAAAAAAAGAATATAGAATATGTACTGATTGTAATTTTCATTATGATGTGATTTAACATAAAAATATCTATAAGAAAAAATGATTCCCTGCTAAAACAATAGTAGGGATTTTTTTTGTATAAAAAATTGGAGTCTTGCCAAGTAATATAATAGAAAAATTTTTCTGTATAAAAAATGGAGTCTTGCTCGACTATTATATATAAAAAAATCTATACCAAAATCTGTAGAAAAAATTCTATACCAGGATCTACTCCTGGATCTGCTCCTGGATCAAGCCGAAACACAGCAGGATGCTATGATTAGGAATTAAACAGGAATTTGATCAAAATTTAAACTATTTATAATCATTCTAAATGTTGTAAAAGATTGAAAAAAAACACTGTGCAATGTTGCACATTAATATTTATGTATATCTTTGTGATATGAAATTAAAACAACGGTTAAAATTTCAAATGTTCTTTGACGTACGAAATTACAAGAATGGTTAAAATTTAGGTTCGACTCCTAAGCGTGTAACTAACTAAAAAAAATAATAATATGAAATTAGAAAAAAACAAGGTGTATAACTTTATACCAGCAACAGAAAGATTTAAAGAAAAACAGCCTTTTAAAGTTGTCTTTAGACGAAAAATAAAAGATCATAGGATTTTTAATAGAATTTATGAATTTGCATATTGTCAGAATAATATGCAAGATCTATCTTTAAGCAATGTATTTTATTTAAATGAAGCAGAATTGATTCAAATAAGCGACAAAAAACAAGTTAAAGTTTATTCGATATATAAAAACGAGTATAGATTACATTTTTATCCTTGTGAAATCTATGCAAATTATATATACAACAAGTATTTGTTTAGTGATATTAAAGTAGAGCTAAAACAAGAAATTATAAACTATTAAAAAAAAAGCAATGAAAACAGAAAAACAATTGATTAAAAACTTTGCCAGCTTAATTAAGCAGGAGGAAAAAAAAGAAAACAAAGACTTTACAAAGATCTTAAGATTTAAAAGAATAATAGAAATAAGAAAACAAAAGTTTTTTTGTCAGGAGTATAGAGATTACTATAATGAATATGAAGAAAAAAGATATATAATAGTTGATAAAAATGGCTTTGATTTTATCGGCGAACATTTCAACCTTGAAGAAGCAAAAAGAGAACTAAGTATTTTAAATAAATAATATAAACCTATAAAAAAAAGCAATGAAAACAGAAAACAGAAAAACAATTGATTCATTAGTTGAAGAAATCAACAACACTTTAGGGTATGAATATATACAAGCACAAGGAAGAAATGGATATATTTATATTGACGAAGTAGCAACAGGCAACAGCATATTAAACACCGCAACAACAACAAAAGAGGTTATAATAGCTTTAAGAAGTTTCAAGAACGGAATTTATACCGAAAAAAGAAATTTATTAATTGAACCATCCGAAAGAATGTTTATGATTGTAACAAGTACTGGAAAGCAATTTTTTTGCTACTTGAAACAATTAAACGCTGTTTGTAAAGATTTAAATCAAGGTTATTATACAATCTTTCATTTTTGGAATAATAAACAGCAAAAAGTAACTAAAAAACATTTAAAAGAATTATTTGAAAGCCATAAATTAAAACAAAAATTTTATTATTAATTAACTAAACAAATAAAAGCAATGAACGAAATAAATATAAATCAATTATCAATTGACTACAATAAAGCAAAAGAGAAATTAAAGGAACTATGCAAAAACGAAAAAGAGTTTACATATATGCATAACTATTTATTTGAAGAAACAGACAAATACAACACCAAATCACCTAACGAACATATACAAGACTATATTAAAGAAGTCGAAAAACTAATTAAATGTAGAATAGGAATAATTTAAAAGAATAGTATTAATAAATAGATAAAAAGATGAAAAAAATTGACGAAATAGAACTATACAGAATAATTATAGTTAAATTTTTACCAGCAACAAACAAAAGAAAAGCAAGGGTAAAACTAACAGAAAAAAAAGATGGAAACAACATCAGTAATACAGTTACTAAAATTTTAAACTATGATATGTATGGCGGTCAATACACAGAACAAGCGTATAATTATCTATTACAGCAGGGTTTTAATGTAACAGGACGAGCATATAACACTAAAGAATTCTATTTTATTTGCGAACGAAATCTAAACAACACAATTAATAATCATAAAGAAAAACCTTATAAAAACCCGACAATATGAAGACATATATAATTTTAAACGGAAAAAATCTATTTATTAGACAATACGCAACACAAGAAGAAGCAATAACATTTGCTCAAAATTATATGGATCATTCAAAGCCGATATTCATAAGAGAAATAAACGACATAAACATAAACCTAAATAATTAAGAAGATGAAAACTAAAAAATATATGTTTATATACTACGATAAACAAAAGAATGAATTACACAAAGAAACATACGAATTTGATAATATCAAAGAAGCGCGACAAATAGCAAAAGATATTTATTTCAATAGTATGCTAAATGATTTACACAAGATTAAAGTAATTAAACTAAACTAATAACATTATGAAAACAAATAAATACGTATTTGAACTAAATACAACAGCATACAAAGAAGAAAACATTCTAATACTGACAAACATTAATATGAATGTATTAGAAAAAGAACTAACTAAACTAATTACAAGGTATAGAAAAGAAGAATTTGACGAATATATTAACGAGGATATCATAATCTACATAAACAAACTATATCCTGACTACCAATTTGAACAATATTCTATAGAGTATCTAAGTGTATAAAAAATAAATTATAAAGAAATAACCAGTAATTAAGTAGTACAATAATAATTTTAAAGATATGATTAAGTTAATTGAAGAAGTAATAAATTTAGTTTTAGTTGTAACAGTGATTGGAGTAATAATTTCAATGTTAGGAATTAAGTTATAAATTAGATAGTTAGATAAGTATAAACCTTTAAAAACATAAAAATATGAGATAAAACAAAAAGAAAAACTTGTAAAACAAATCAAATCAAATGTAATATCAGCCCTTTCGTTCATTCGTTAGGGCTTTTTTGTTGTATCATAGTTAGTTAGGATCATATCCAGTACATTCCTGATGCAGATCCAGGAGTGAATACAAACCCGAAAATCCAACACTTTAAAGTTGATCCTTTTTCTTTGTATCCACACGGTGGAGCAACCGCACTTTTATATTAATAATCAATCAATTACAAAAAGCCTATTTCTGTCAAATTCGAATACATTTATCAATGTGTTAGGCTTATTATAATGAATAGACCCCACCCCATTGCTCGTGGAAAAAGTGAGATTATACATTTCCCCTCCTCTAAAAAATTTTCAAAAAAATCAAATGCAAATTAACGTCATTCACTACATATCTATTGAAAGATCGTTTTACGTGTGTTTTATGCGATTTAAGAAACTTTCTTGTATCTTAGGTATAAAGAGTAGGGTGGGGTTATTTTGAATCGTTAAATCAAATATGTGGGAAAAAAATTTCTGTGAAAAATTGAATGTAATTTTGTGTAAGATTTGTTTTTTTAATTAATAATAAATAGATTTGTTTCATTATTAATTTAAAGTAGTAGAATTATGGAATTAAAAGGTACATTAAAGAAGATTAATCAGGTGGTTAATGTTTCGGAAAAGTTTAAGAAAAGGGAATTTGTGGTTAGTATTACAGAGGATAAGTTTCCACAAGACATCTTATTGCAGTTAAGCCAAGACAACGTTGATTTGGTTGATGAGTTTGTGTTGGGCGATGAGGTTAATGTTGGTTTTAACTTGAGAGGTAGAGAGTGGGTAAACCCTAAAGATGGTGTGGTTAGATATTTCAATACTTTGGAAGCGTGGAGAGTTAGTAAGGTTACTAAAGTAAAGGCTGAAGTTCCAGTAGCGAAACCGAGTGGTATTGTTAAGAACTTTCAGGAAGATATGATTAATGAAATGACTGATGATTTACCATTTTGATTTGTTTTAGTTATGCATAGATTTTATTTGACAGATGGTTCGTTTTACGATACTAAATTGAGTGATGAAATGAATTTAGATTTTTTGACAGAGTTCTTATGTGGTGGTGCAGGTTTTATTTTGATTGATGCTACTTGTGGTCAGGTGTGTTTGA